ACTTGGGCCTTGGCTGCTAATTGTTCTAGAGCGCTCATTTCTGACTCCTTTTTATATTATGAATACTTTTGTTTGTGTTATTGACCGTTGACAATCATCGTTATCTGATCTGGTTTAGCGCCAGTTGATAGTAGTTTAAAAGTAAATCTAAGATCGCCAATCAATGACGAAGAACCTGGATACACATCTTCAGCACCAGAAATAGAATTATTACGCAACAATTCACCATTCAAATAAATCTCAACATTCTGTACAAAACCAACTGGCACAGAATTATATGGTAATAAATTCACATCTAAGTTACCAGCACCGGCTGGCCCATTCACATCTGTATTAACGGGCACGTTAGACGTAACAATAGCCTGAACCTTCGAACGTTTTTGTTTCTTGTAAGCCTGATTGATGGCATTCATTAAAGAAACTTCGCCACCAAAATTACTTTCAAAATCAGTCCACTCTTGCCCTGCATCCGAAAGATGAACCCCTTCCGTCAATGACCAACCAACGGGACTATATTGATCGTCAAACGAAAGAACGGTTTTTGCTAAAAGTTCCAGAGCGCCAGCCGTTGTTTCAATTACACCATCAGTAACACCAATATCAATTGACCGCGTGCCACCAGTACGGACATGGACACCAGCGCTGAAATTGTTGTCAACAGCATTGACATCGAAGTAGTCGACGGCAGCCCCGACTTCAATCGTAGTTGCACTCGTGCCTGAGTTCGTAACCAACTTCAGTAACGAAGCTTCGTCTTCGTCACGAATCTGCCAAAAGTTACCAGTTGATTCGATGTCTAGAATTGCATTATAACCAGAGACATCAACTGGAGTGCTGCTCTGATTATCGTAACCAACTTGACGAGTAACCGTAGTGCCAGCGGGAACATCAACAATTGCGCCGCGAAGAAAATCTTCTTCATTAAGAGATTCAAGTGCTTTGCGCTCAACTGAAGCATAGTTAATAATTTTATTCTGAATATCAGTAACTGGCGCGGCTTCTAAATCATCACCAGCCGCATTAATACGGACAAACGAAAGTTGAGCACGCTTCGGAGTAATGCCCGTCATTGTATGCGGGTCGGTTAAAGTTTCTGTCTGGAATAAGGCATAAACAACACGGCCGCCAGAAAGAATTGGATCGCGCGTTGCGCCATCTACAATTTCACAAAGATTCTTTGGGCCAATAGCCGTTGCGCCAGCAATTTCTGCCAATGAATGTGCATTGAATCCTACATTATAAGCGCCAATAGTACCAAGAGTTGTAGATGGATCTCCAGTTGCGGCTGTCTTATTAGAAGGAAGTTCGCCAGAAGCCAACACTACATAATTCTGAGCATTAGGAACCGTCACATCAACGAGGCTAGAAACACTAACAAGAACGCGCTTGCGTTCTAAATCGTGAAGTTGCTGATTTTGAGAATTAATGCCGCGCGCAGAACCATTTTCAAACGTAGTTGGCGCAATAAGATCATTCCACCAATCTCCAATTGGGAAACCTCCGCCATCACGATTCAAAAAGTTTTGAAGTTGAGAACGAACATTATTCAAGTCATTTGCAATATCTGTAGCATTAGTTTCATAACTCGCTTGAGTAGGAGCAATATTATCAAGAAATCCGACATCCGAATGTAATGTACTTGCGATCTGTGCATCTTGACGAATCCATGTGCGCCCCATTTTCTTACCCTTTCTGTACTAACTATGGTGTAACATAGTCAGCAAATAACTTTTCACCAAGAATCGGTTCTAAACCCGATTCAAAAATAACCATATCGTAACCAGTCCCAAAGCCACCACTTTCATAAACACTAAAATCTCCAGTTGCTAAATGATGTTGCCTAACTCCATTTCTTATAACCATAATCGTATCGGGTACAAAATATTCTAATGTTGTAAATGTTTTATTTACTCCATTCATTATCCCAACCAATGGTCTTTGTACTAAAAAAGTTCCACCAACAACTTTGACTTCTTCTAAAACACCAAGCGTATCATTGAACTTTAAAACCTTTGGCATATTTATACCTGTTTATATATTATGTCTCAGTACAAGATTACAATCAAGTAGTAATAGCATAGTTGATGTATCCAACGCTAGACCCATCTTTTGAGCAAAATGATCAATGGCCAAGACTGGAGGATTTGGAATTGGTCTAGAATCATAATCAATAAAATAAATTCTACCAGGAATTAATGACGTAAAGATATCTCTTACTGTTCCGAACCACTGAACCACACATTCTGTTGGACTTTTCTTTTCTATTACGACTCCCCAATTTGGCATTTTTGAATAATCAGTAATATCAGTTTTTCTTACTTGATAATAGAATCCTATTTTTGGACCGTAAACATAAACACAATCTCCGACTAATTCAACAGCAGAACAATAGCAATTGATATATCTATTTTCACAGAGACTTTGATAAACACATGCATCGACAATTAATTCAAACGTTCGTTCATCTTTGATGGCTTCTAAAACATTTAGTTTTTGTACTAATTCATTAACAACATCTTGTTTATTTAAAGTAATTTGACTATCTTGCTTTTGAACAACAACGTCAGCTAATTTTGTATTATTATTTACTACTTCAACTCTAATAGTCTTCTTTGATTTTTGAGTTACATTAACTAATTTATCATGCTTCTCTAATACAATTTCGCTTGGACTACGTTGAATTTCATATACAACATCTGGTTGAACGAAATTAATTGTATTTTCGCCCTTAACTAAATTGATTGTTTTGCTACCTTTTGTTAATTCTATGGTCAAGACATAATCCTCGGCTTAATATTGAATGTTAAAAATTGATATGTAATTTGTTTTGGTACTGTATCAATAATAACAATTTCAGTTTTGAATTTACCTACTTTATTAATATCACCTGCAATAAATTCAAATATAAATTCTCCATCTGGACCAGAAATAATAGATCCTGTAACTTCTGAAGGAGTATCATAACTAATATGAAGTTTAAATGTATATCCAGTGATATCAATTGGAGTATTATCACTTTTACGATATACACATGGTAAGCTTGGGTATGTATCTTCAACGACGAATTCTATTTCATTTTCGTCGGCGCACGTTCTGGTGGTCATAGTGTCTCCATCTACTTAATAGTATTGGCGACCAATAACGACGATAGATACATTGCGCCGCCACCAGTCAATGTTCCAAAAACAAATATACCAACATCTATATAAAAACGAAAATCATCTTTTGCTTCTAATTCAGATGTGCGTTTTAATGTGAGTTCATAATTTTGTTTCCATTTATTTGCAATCTGTTCCTCATTTTTCATTTTCATTTCTGCAATGTTTTCTAAATTTTTATATAGTTCAATTTCTCTCTTTAATAATTCATTCTCTTTCCTTAAAGCAGGAAGTTCAACTTCAACTGCTTCAAGTAATTTTTTAGCTTTATCTGATTCAATGAAAATACCAGTACGACCATCAGGAAGCGTTACTGGTTCTGCTGCATATAGAGATGTACTAAAAACCAAGCTCAGAAAGATGACTAGCGATTTCATCGTTGTTCATCCTCTGTATCTTCATCTTGTTTACTTCAGCCTTTTTATGTTCTTCTTTGATTTCATTTTCAATCTTTTGAATCTCATCTTTACTAACGGTTTCTTTTGTTTCTAATACGGCTTTTTTAGTTTGCAAGTAGCCAATTTCATTCTTTGCTGTGGCTACTTGCAACTGAAGCAATAAATCTGTAACTTTAAATCCTCTAATTTTTAACCACCAAGCAAGAACAATTAATATCAATACAAGAACGAGAAGAAAAATTAAAAGTATTTTTACGGTATTAGCTTTTAACCAAGCTAAAACCAATTTAAATTGCTGCATCATAATTTTCCTTTAAGTAAGTCAAGTTTTGTTTTGAGAATTTTCCAGACTTGACCTCCGATTGCGCCCAAAGCTACACCAAGCACAATTCGTTCACCAAGCGTAGGAAAATTTAAAATGTTCGGGACAAATGCTATCACTGCGCCGAGAAACATAGGAAGATATGTGAGAATAATTTCAAACCATTTAGCATGTCTTGAATTGAAAAGATTAACAGTAGCTTTTAAAGCTTCTGTTAATCCTTGAATAGCTATTATAACAATGAGATTTTTGAGAGTCAGCAGATCAGTCATATGAAATGCATTACTGATTGCTGGAAAACTTGTAGGAATTTCGTCCATCTTCTTCTCCTTTTCAGAAATTAATAATCAATGAAGTAATATCTTGTGCTGTTTCAAGCATCAATTTTCCACATACGTTAAAAATCTGTGGATTTGAATTATTGTAATATTCCAATAAAGCACGCCTCACTATATTTTCACCGTCAAAACAAAAGACTAATAGCTTTTTGTTTTGACCGCTGCCTACTTTTTGAATTCTTTTTTCAAGACCACGCAATGGATACCCTCTTGCTTTGAGGAATATCGCGATCTTTTTTTCTTGAGTGCGAAAGAAACTTTTTACCGCTGTTTCTTTATCTTCCTCTTTAATTCCGTCAAGCCAATATTCTGACTTGATGATCTCTTCTTTTATGTCTTTTTCTTCCATCACTAGCCTCTTTTATCTTTTCTAAATGCGAAGACTAGCGAGGGCGACGAGTCGGCTTGAAATCTTTTGGTGCCACTGGCGTTGTTTCAGAACCAGCATCAGGTTCATCTACTTTCGCAGGTTCTTTTTTATCGGTTACGCTTAATGCTTGGAGTTCTTCAATAGTACCGCTATTCAAAGTAAGAACAGGAATATCTTCTCCCATTACATTCTTGAATGTTTCTTTATTTTCAAGACAAGCAATCATTCTTTCATTGATGGCGTTTCCTAAAAACTTTTGACCTTTGTGATAATACTGAGCGGCACCACCATTAATGCCGCGATGATACCATCCCTCAAGATTAACTTCGACTTCGATCTCTCTTTTGCTCATAACGCACTCCTTTTCTTTTATGAAGCGTTCCTCCCTAATGGAAATGATTTTTTAGGTCATTTCCATTAGGGAGGAAACGCAGGTTACTAATTTAAAACACGGTGGCAATTACGTTCGTTGTCCGGTGATAAAGCACCGGCAAGCCATAGATACCAGACACCACGTAGCACTTCGGCGGATCACCATCATCGTCGATGACGGTTTTGCCGAACGGGCCGGGCGTCGGATTCAACAGGCCACCATTGTACGGGCTGGGCGTCGAAACAAATTCGGCCCAATTCTGCCCACCAGTCGTGCCAGGCGGCAACCGCCCACGAACGATGAACTTGTTATCCGGTATGAACTGCTTCTTGATGCGAACAGTCGAGCCAGCCGGATAAGTCACGCTGCCACCAATGGCTGCGTGAGCAAACGACAATCCGGTCGGTGTAACAGTGATTCGCACCGTGCCAGCAAGTTCGCCCGACTTGTGAACAACAGTCACGATATCGCCAGTGATGACGCCGGGATTTTCCGAAACAATGAATGAAGTAGAAACCGTGGTAATCGGCGTCTCTAACTTCATCTTGAAGTAGTACCCCTTATCGTAAATTTGATAAGGAGTGCCAGAATAACTCATGATGATCTTGCCAAGAATTTCTCGGCTCATCATGTTCGCGCCATTCGCACCACCAACAAAGAACGTGTCACGAATTGTGCGAATCTTCGTGTTTTGCATCAGTTGCTTTTCAACAGCTAAATTAGCCTGATAAAAATCAACTTCGATGCCTTCATTGCGGTACAGCATATTCCACTCAATCATATCATCGAGCGGGTCGGCTGTAGTTTGATTCCAACGGTCAGCGCCAGTAAGAGTCGGCTTGAATTCTGTTGGAATCTTGTAGTCAACCGAGAACTGCACGTCTTCTTGAGTGATGTCAAGTTGGCCAAAAATCATCTGCCACTTGCACCATTCCATACGGGTTTCAAGCCGCATCCGAAGACCACCAACCACTTCGGCAATGCGTTCCTCTGCGCGCTCCAGATCAGAAGCTGTGCCTTGCTTACGAACCACCTTGAGATCGCGCTCACTGAGTGCGGTTTTCTCGCGGAAGCACGCAGGCATAAAGCTGTACTGTGAGCGACCACGGAACTCAACCATGGGCGATTCAGCGCCACGCGCCACGGCTTGAGTCATGCCGCCAATGGTGTCGCGCACGTCAACGATGACTTGTTCCGTCTCTTGCGTCACGAGAGGGATAGCATCGGTCAACGCATACAGCGTGTTATCGGGTTTGATCGCGTCCAGCAACTTTGTAATGTACGCGGGCCGGAGTAGTTCGTTATCGAGCAGGTCGTCCATTGCTAACTCCTTCTTGTGAAGTCCCGATTATTCTATCGGACTCACTTTTGATGAAGCAACTACCTCCAGCTTTAGTTGCTACGCTCGCGGATCACAATGCGCTGACACTTCAATTGCGCTGCCGCATCGAAGTGAGTCAACGTATAGCCCGAAGCGTCAATCAGTTTGTTCTTCTTGAAGACGCCAGCTTCATACGCCTTCACCGTAAGATTACCAGTGCTAATGTCGACAATTGGTTCAGCCAACACAACCACTGTAGCTTCTTTACCAGCAATAACGGCAGCAGCGTCGAATTCGGTGTAAAGATTGCTAACACCAGCATCGGGATAAAGAAGCAAACCACGACGAAGTTCTGTCGTAGTGCCGTTCGCAAGATCGCGACACGCGCTGCTTACTGTAATCGAACGCTCGACGAGATTTTCCATCGAAGCAAGGATCTCTTCCGAAACACCCGTGCCTTTGTAATCGCCGTAGCCAACGTTCTCTAACATCTTTTCCTCCGGTTAGTTCTGTTCGCTCTCTAGTGGATTTCAACAAGTTAACTTGTTGATTCCTACTGAGGCAAATTGGTTTTGAAACCAGCCTTGGTAGTGCTCCGCTTGATGCGATCATTGTCAAAGACTTTCACTTCTTTGCCGTCTTCGAGTTTGACCACTGGCTGATCGGAACCGACTTCAGGCGTCTCTCGGCTTTCGCCTTTCAGAGTAGTGCTCAACACGACACGCCTGTCAGATGGAACCGACTCCATCAACTCCTCAAACATCTTCATGAGTGTGTAAGGCTGCTCGACTTTTTTCTCGTCGAAAACCTTAATGGTCGCGTTGCCCTGATCGGACAAAAGGAATTTCTTTGCGGTTTCGATGGTGGCCGGGAAATGATCGGCCTTCTCCATGCGTTCGCAAAAAAGCTGGATATTGGCTTGACGCCGTTCTTCATCGACTTCAGCAAAACGTTTATTAAGAGTCTCGTTCTGCTCTTGTAACTTCTTCAGGGAGGCTTCTTGCTCTGCAAACTTTTTGCTTTGTTCAGCAGACAACTCAGCGGTCTTGGCTTCCATGTTCTGCTGGGTTTCTTTGAGCAATTTGATTTGCTCTGCGTACATCTTGCCGATCTCAGAATTCTGATCGTCAAGCGTTCCGAGCTTCGTCTGAAGCTCCTTAATCTTCGCTTCGATATCCATTTCTACAACTCCTTGTTGTTTGGGGTCAGAAGCTACCTTCTGCTGTTGATGCGTTTTCAATAGTGCGTCAGCATGTTTCATCAAGTGCGCTCGCGCAGTGTTCATTTCAACACGAGCAAAACCCATCACTTGATTCCATCGCGCTAATGCATTACGAAGTCGCCCAATGTCAACAGAACCATTTTCTGATGCTGATTTTACACCAGAACTATGATGCGGCAATGCGCGTTTCAATGCTTTGCCGCTACGATCTTTTTTGACAAGAGCGAAAGCCGCATCTGGCAGTTGGCTATCTGGCGGCCGAGCCTTCTGCTCTGCCTGTAGGCTTATGTTCTTTTCTTTTATATATCGGTCGAGGTTTGTAATTGTTTCAGATAATTCAGAATCCATTCTAATTTCTTGCTGAGTTTCTTCGAATGTCTGTTCATCGATTCCGTTGGACTCTACAGAATCGGTGTTCCAAACATTCTCGCTTAACTCGACAGCTTGCATTCCTGGGATGAACGGTCGGTTGGTCACTCCACCGCCCATCACTGCTGGCCCATATTCTTCATCTGTTTCTTTATCAATATAATTATCGTTAACTTCAATGGAGAAGTATTTGAATCGCTTACTGCGAATCATTTCTTCTCCTTCTTTGGTAAATTCTGAAACACCAGTTAACACCCAACGTTTTTTATTGTCATTAAATACACGACGGCGAAGGCCCAACGTTTTTAACCAAGAAATTGCACCAAACATTGGAGTATGTTGAGCATCAAAAGAAATCTCTCGATGAAGAACATCATTCGCAAAATTTTGAATGGCCTTCATGAAATATTTTTTATCGAATGCAATCGGCCCATACCAAGGATGTTTAAAATTGCCTTCGCGCAGTAATTCAAGTTTAGTTACTGCCGGGACGTAAGAAGACGTATGCTCTTCTTCTTCTAACTCATCTTTCTCTTTTTTCTTCTTGGTTTTGCACGCTAATTCATTATCAAATTTGATTTCTTGAAGGATAGAATAATTATTTAACTTATCTCCAATCTTATTCTCATCAAAATATAAATCATAATCTACTTCTTGATCTTCTGGTTTCTCATCAAATTTCTCATCAGATTCTATTTTGATTTCTTCTAAAGTAATTTTCCCATCTTTATCGATTGAAATGCCAACATCCTCTGGCAACTCAGCCAGCATATCAAATAAAGTTTCATCAACGTCATTTTCTGTTGCGTCAGCATTCTTCTTTTGTGCTTTGTTATGCGAAGCTGTGCAAATAGCCCAAGCCGAACTTTCGCGATCTTTTTTTGCAACATTGGGTTTGAACTTGGAGTTAGCTAATAGATCACGAACACAGCGATCGACCGGCTTGGGCATGACCTACTCCTTTTTAAAGCTAAATGCGCTCTCGCGAGCGTCGATCCCGACGTGTGCGATCTTTTCTTGGAGAGGCATCTTTATTTCGTTGCTTAACTTTTTGTTGTTTTTCCAGTGGTTCAGTCTTTTCTTTTTTATTATCTATTTGCGTATCCGATGCATCAGGTTGTGCATCATCTTTTGCATTATTACCATCTTTATCATTTGGTGATGCAACAGGCAAGAATAATTTAGTAGCTTCTGCTCCAGGGATTTCCAAGAATTCAGAAATCTTCTTAACAGAAGGCAACCAATTTGGCCAATTACCATCTCGCATCGAGCCTGCATAAAGCATCAACATGCGAGACAATACATCTTTCAATAATGTCCGTTTACCATAATTCAATCTTTCAATCTTAATATAACAAGGAACTTGTTTAGTTGGTGGGAAATTATAACGTACAAGAGGATCAATTAACTGTTCATTTAAACAATCTTCAATACATTGAATAAGGGCTTCTTCAGATAATAAATGAATATCTGTACTTTGTTCTGATGTGGCATTAGTGCTTGAACCTTCAACAACTCCTGTTTTGTCGGGCACAAACAAACCACGAAGCTTTAATAGATTCAAAAACCGCAACATATCCAAGAAGAGATCGCCGCGTTGCTCATCCTCGACTAATTCAGCATCCCAAAGCTGATTACCATATTTATCAAATTGACTTGGAAAAACCACAGCCGAATTTGAAATCAAAGCATTAGTAACTTCTAACATCATGTCTATATTGTTTACTTTACGACCATCAGTAGTAGTTGTTGTACCAAGTGGGGCGCGACCTTTAGCGGCTGGTGCACCTCTACGTTCTAGATAACGTAATGCAAATTGAAGAACTATCGAGCCAAAATACCAAGCTTGATATGAATTTTTATATCGAGAATTACCAAAGAAATTTCCATATTCTGCATCATTGGCAAACCATATGCATTTTTCAATTGACACACTTGGTATCGAAATATCATTAGGTGCTGCATAATCTCCTGTTTGTTTAACTTTCTTGATTTGTTCTTGATCGTCTCGTTCAATTCTAATAGTTTTTGGATGAACAAACTTAATATTTTTTATTGCAACCGTATATCCATTATGAATAACTTTCTTTCCTCCATTTTCATTTTCTTTAACTATCTTTAATAATATTTTAGTAAAAATCTTCTCGCCAACTGCAAATCCAAATTGAATAGACCTTAACATAGATTTAACGGTCTTTCGATAAACAGGTCTGACTATAGCATCTATAACGGCAGCAATGCGTTCATCAATGCATTCAATTCTAAAATTTTGCGAAAGAATAGGAAGCTCAATAAGAGCCGTGCCTAAAGCAATCTGAGGATCTAACCTCATTTTTTCATAAGTAGAAATCGGAATTTTATCAGGATTATATTCTCCAATTTGGGCCAACTTTTGAGCAACTAATTTTAACTCTGGATTTCTATATTTCAAAGATGCACTTTGCAAATCAACCTTACCATTAACAGAATCAACAAAAAGTCGAGCAAGATTCTTATAATCAGAACCTTCTAATCTATCAGAAAAATATCCAAGGATTCCTTGTGCAACGGGAGGCAACGTGCTTATTTCCATATCGGATGGCGCTGGAATCCTCAATGCTTGAACTTGATACATTGTTTACTCCTAAGCTCGATGAAAATTATTGTCAAAAAATAAGCCACTTAAAGGACCAATATCATCATTATGAGGCAATCGCAATTTCTTCTCACCAATTTCTTTACTGAGATGTTTCATAAATGAATCAGTCGCAATTTTAACTATAGAACCAGTATTATCAGAAGGGCTTTGATTAAATGATCTATGATTGCCTAATCTAATAATATTATCTGTCTTTAAAATTCTATCTCTATCGTATGAATTACCACCAATGCTGGCTAATGCTTTAGACCAAAATTTATCTCCATGATGATTCTTGCCTTTCTCAACACCAAATTTTGTATTCGAAGACTCTGTAATAGTTTTTTTAATAGCGTGTATTTGTTTGATAGAATCAGAATCATTCATTAATGCAATCGTTCTATCTTCTAATCTGAATCTGAAATTCTTTGCCATTCGTGCTTTCGATTCTAAATCAAACTGAACCGCTTCAACTATATTTGGATATCCCAATGATAAATCTTCGGCCATATTTTCTGCTATAGAGCCTTTTGTTCCATCAATACTAAATTTATCGATAGATAACCTATTAAGAAATAGTTTTATGATTTCTTTTTGTTTTCTAAATGGTACTTCCATTAATTCTATTCCCATTCTTTCAATATGTAAATTGTGTGTTTCGCATTCTACTTCTTCAAATAATGAAATTTCAGAACTATCTTTAGTCCTGCCAACATCCATGCCTAACAACAATTTACGACCAAAATTTCCAGTTGACATATTCATTAATAATCTATCAATCATATTAGATGCTTTATCTACAATATCTTCGCTATCAGAAAAAGAATCCATTTCACAATACCAATTAATATTTTCACTTTTGTAATAATTCATTATTGTATCGGGCACTATTAATCCACTGTCCCCCTTAATAGGTGCCCATCCAACTGTTATTTCATCAGGATCAATATTGCCTTCCAAAATAATTTTAGTTTCATCTTCAAACGCGCATCGCATTATTAATTCAAGAGGATAATAAGATAATGCACTATCAGCGCAGTATAATTCATATTCTTGCTTAAAATACTCTTCATCATTAGAATGATATATTTCTTTTAATTTAGTAGTACCATATTTGAAAACTCTTTCTCTTGTTTCCATATATGGCGCTAACTTACGCGCTTCTTCAACATTCGTACAAATTTCTGGACAATCCCACCAGAATATTCTCATACGAGAATAGTGAGGATAATCTTTCCTATTATTAAATATTTCATAATGTTTAGAATCTTTACCTAATGGACTAGAACCGAGAGTTATGCTTCCTGTTCCTCTAGTAATAACTGGTAATGCTGCTGCATAAATCTCTCTTGCCCACATCATATGAGCAAATTCGTCTAGCAGAATATCTGTATTGTTGCCTTTGCCACGAGGCTGTCGTTGGGCAAAACTCAATATTCTAGTAAGATGCCCTTTATATGAGAACTCTAACGATTGTTTATTATCAATAACGCGCTCTCTTTTATATTCTTCCGGTAACGATTCATATAAGGCTCTAGCAAACCTAATTTTTTCATTAGCTTCTTCTTGCGTAATTGATATAAAAATACTTGTTTGTAAAAGCTTAAGATGTGATTTGGCAACGGCTTCAGCAGCTTTAACATAACTAAAACCAGTTTGACGCGATTTATCTACAATACGAAATAATGAATTATCCATAAGATGTTCAGTTTGATAATCATAAAGTTTTGTCGGATTATCTTGAACATCAGTAGTTAAACCAATAAGCCAGCCATGAGTAGTGGCTAGCCATTTCTTCATACCTTCTTCATCTAATTGTTTCTTAGCTATAATCCTGTAATGAGCATCAGGAAGAGTAGGATTATCTGATGATCGTGGAAATCTATGTATCGGCCGTGGAAAACGTTTATGTTTCTGTTTTGACGGCTTTGATTTTAACGAGTCTGATTCTGCCGAAGCAGAATTCGTTTCAATCAAAAACATACTGTTCCTTGAATCTACCGAGATTTAAAATATTTTTTAGCACCACCAGCGCGTTGTTGAACAACATTCTGGTGTTTGATTCTCATTGTTGGGTTACTATCCAACATGCTCTTGTTGGGATCTCGTGCTTCAATATCTTCTTCTTCATACGCTTCTTTTGGCAATAAAGAAGTTGGAGTCACCATCTGTTTTGATGGCGGTTCAACCATAACTTTCGGTTCTTCACGTTTCGATGATTTTCTGGTAAAACTAAAACCAGTCTTTTCTGTTTTCTTATCTTCATCCATTTGCCGTCTCCTTATCCTCTTCAGGAGGTTCAACCAATCGAAGAGGAGGTTTTTGATTGCTGCTGTTGTTTTCTTGTTCTTTGTATTTTGCGATGAGTTCATCTTGTGTTTGGTGCTTGTGAGTAACTTCACCACGAGAAGTAACATCGCCCGGCGTATCGATTCGCACTTCCTGATTTAACTCTCGTGCGATACGAATTAAAGATGGAACGGGCAATTCATGAAGTTCACTGGCGCAAGAAACACGTCGATGTAATTCATTGTAAATTTTTGTCGCCAATAATTTATTCTGCTTTGCTCTATACTTAGCATCAAATGCTTCGATGCGTTGCATAGCTTTTTCATATTCTTCTTTAAAATTTTCTTCTTTCATCCATTTTTGAAGTGTCTTTAATTTGATTCCAATCTCTCTAGCGGCAACTTTCTCGTCTTGTTGACAAGCAACAAGAAGATAAATTGCTCGACGCTTCTTAAATCCATTTCTTTTTTTAGCCAACATCTGATGACATCCTTTGAATCAATCATATGAGAAAAACTTATGCATGGCAAGCGTATTCATAGTATATTAATTGATGAACATCAGATTATCAAACAAAAAGATAATATACGAAGGAAGTCATATGCATAAAGTTATTTTAGTTGATGGTAATGCTCTTGCCTTCAGAAGTCTTTTCTCTCACGAAATACTTACATCAAAAATAAAGAAAAAAATTGTTTATACTGGTATGCCTTATGGATTCTTACAAACATTAATAAATGTATCCAAAGAATATAATACAAATAACTTCATAATTTTTTGGGATGGTGGTTCCAAAAGAAAAAAGGAAATTTATCCAGGTTATAAAAGAGATCGTAAAATTAAAGTAAAAAATATGAATTTTAAAGATATCAAAAACTCATTAAAATTATGTACCAAAATTGTAAAAAGAATGGGGCTTGAACAATATAGAGTACGCGGCGAAGAAGGCGACGATATTATCGCATCGTATATCCATCAAAATCCAGACGCTGAATATTTAATTCTTTCTAACGATAAAGACTTCTTTCAATTGTTAAATAAAAATGTCAGAATAATTAGAATGAATCGAGGTGAATCTGTTTTATGGACAAGAAAATCTTTTAAAAAAGAATTTGGTTTCAAATCTAAATATTTTGCAGATTATTTAGCTATAATCGGAGACTCTGTAGATAAGATACCAGGCATTAAAGGCATTGGTTCAATAATAGGGAGTCAAATTTTTCAACAAATATCTAAACCAAATATAAAAAATATTATGAATAAAGTAAATGATTTAGAATTAAGTGATAAACAAAAAGAAAAAATACTAACTGGCAAAAAAGACGCCGAGTTATTTTTCAAATTAACAAAGCTTTCAATAAATATAGAATTGAAACCTTTATTCATTCCTAAACATAATATAAGAAAGTTGATAAATTTATTTATTAAGTTAGAATTTAGAAGCATATATGAGAACGAAAAGAATATGACAACCATATGCGATTTAAAATCTCAGTAATTATAATTATAATTTTTCTTTTTTCAATTACTATATCGCAATGTATGGTAATAAATAAATTAAGAAAAAATCAACGATTAATTAGCGAGCAATCATACAAAACAGTAATAGCATTGGAAAGATTAACTGATAACCAAGAAACATTATTTAAGATGACAAACGATTTTCAGATAATGTATTTCAATTTAATGTTGATCAATAAAAATCTAAATAGAATAGATAGAAGCGTCTCAGATGCTATTGACACTTATGAGGGTTGCTTTGAACAAGACCCAAATTTTACAACGCCTTAACAAAAGGAGAAACCATGCAACTCACAGAAAACTTCTGGCTATCTGAATTCATTAAGTCGCCTTATGCCGAGCGCATGGGAATTGATAATACACCACCTGAATCAATAATTCCAAAGCTTACATTATTATGTGAAAAAATTTTACAACCTCTTAGAGATTTCTTCGATAAAACAGTTACTGTTAATTCTGGATATAGATGCAAAGAATTAAATACAGTTATTGGCGGTAGCGCAAGCAGTCAACACATGCAAGGAGAAGCCGCTGATATAGAAATTTATGGCGTTAGCACATATGAAGTAGCGAAATGGATTGCAGATAATTGTGATTTTGATCAATTAATTCTTGAATGTTACCAACCAGAAGATATCAATAGTGGTTGGACACATATAAGTTACAAAGAAACTGAAAATAGAAAACAAATTTTAACTAAATTAAAGAATGAAAAAAATTCTTATCGTGTTGGTTTCTACATCAATTCGTGAGGCTACCTATGTCACAGCAAATTAGATTTATGCGTCCAAATCCACAGTATGTCCTCACTGATTTATTTTTGCGCGGATTTAAAACAGATCGCTCTGTCTTTATAATGATAGACCCAGCATTTGTTGGATATCCAGATTATTTTAATCCAAATAAGCGTCATATTATTTGGTACAATGATGGAGTAGCAGCAGTTAAAAGAGGATATGAAATTTTAGAAGAGACTTTAAAACTATTAAAATCCAACAATTGGAAATGTAAATTTTATTCTCTTCTAAAGTGCGAAGATAGACAAGCAATCAAAATAATAGAAAAGATTTCAAATAATGAAGTCATTAAAACTAGCAAAGCTCCAATTGACGATACAAGAGCCTTAATCGTTTTTGCTCTTAATTATTATTTGAATCAACATACGCAAGAAACTATAAATCAATACAGCAAATTAGGTAAACCAATTTGTGTTATCGATCAATTTGCTGTAAAAAGATATCCGAGAGATTCAATTATTTTTTAATGTAGTTCTCTCAGGAGCAATCTGAGATAATTTAATTTCCATAATGTAATGCACATCACGAATAAATTCATTACGCATAGCAGAAGGCGGTTCAAATGGCGGTTTTAAAGCAAACTTGCCATACGAATTCCATAATTTATTATACCATTTATTCCACAAGTGTTCTACAGTTCCTCGTTTATACTTCTTCTTATTGAAATCGCTTACGCGCAACTTAGTATATCGATCATTTAACATTCTTCATGCTCATCTTTGGATATTTACTATGAATAATATCAATTATCTGAGACAATCCTTGATGATCGACATTCCAAGCCACACGATGTACGTCACATTTACCAGACCACTCATGGTTTCCATTCTTTAAATCAACCATGATATCAAAATAATGATCTCGTAAATCAGAAAGATAAGCTAAATCAACTGAAACTTCTGCACTTCGATCTCGATTCTTAACTCTACGTAAGGCCACTTCAGGTTCTACATCTAAGAAAAATAAATCACAAGGAGCCTTCGGTAAATTAATAAGATGTTTGTAATAGCACATATATAATTTATGATCTTTCTCATCTATATTGCCTCTTCGATGGTGCATAAGTTCGAATGCTAGATCACCAGGCAAACCTCTATCTAAAGCGCAAGCTTCGTATTCATATCCATATAATGATTCTACCGTGGCAAGTTGATGCGTCTCTGAGCGTTTTATTGCAAAATATAATTGTGCTCTACTTGCATATATCTTTGGTTCTTTATATGAACAATCAAAATATGGATTCTCTTGAAAACGCTCATCGAATACTCGTATATTAAATATTTTTTTAAGTTCTTCTAATAAAGAAGATTTTCCAGAACCAATAAGTCCTTCAATCCAGAATATCGGATTACCAGCATCATAATGCCTCCAACTCATAGCGTCTCCTTTGGTGGGCGCAGAGAGATTTGAACTCCCGTCCGATCGGTTATGAGCCGATGGCTCTACCACTGAGCTATACGCCCTAAAATAATTTACGTGCTCGTTCTGTTACTACAATATCGTCAAATAAAATTGGAATTCTACGTTTGAATTCATCTAATATAGCAATAGCAATTTCTCTCATTTGAGGATGAGCAGCTTCGGCTGTACGAAGTTTAAAAAACCATCTCCATTCACGCATATTAAAAGTCATTACAATTTCTGTTTTTAAACTATTAGGCAACACAGACCTTGCCTCTTGCGGCTTGGCTCCATTAGCAATCATTTTAAAATAATAATTTTCAGCAATAGACATAAATTCTAACCATAAAGCATATAACTCAAAATCTTTATGATCTTGAATATTTCTATCTGACCAAAAACACGGATCAATAATTGTAAGTTCATTTCCAAATTTATCTTTTGTATAATTATTATATCTTGTGCTTTCTTGTGAATAACTTGCAATCCTATGACGAACAATTTCGTGTGTAACGCCTCGATCGCAAATCACTCTAACCGTAACTTTCTCATGTTCAATTACAGAATCATGATGGCGCACTTCAAGTAAGTTTTTTAAAAATGGAATATACGAATCACCAGTAATTGTACCTTCAGACTTGTAACATGTTCTTGCTGCTTTCTCTATCTTCTTGCAAATACCAATCCCATCAATTTGGTCTTCTATCGAAAAACTTGCACTAACGATTCGCATGTTCTTCCTCATCTCTCTTTATTGCCAGAAGAGCATAACCACAAATATCTCGCCATGGACTTTCGCCAAGCGCGTCTTTTTTCGTTGCTATGCGAAACAATTTATCAATTACTCTAACAACAGCTAGAGCATCGTCCATTTTCTCAAGTGGTATTCCATTTGGATATAAAACAGACATTATATATCCAGATCTTCCAAACGAATCGCCATATGCGGCTTGTTTCGTTTCAACAAGACCACCTATTTCTTGACCTATCTCAGCAAAAGTTTTCTCTCTGGTCTTCATCTTTCTCCTCCTAATACAAACTTATACAACCATGCTCTCGCCATAGAGAGCATTTGCATCTTTTTAGTTGCCCCGCCCTTGTCTGGATGATATCGAAAAGCAACTTGATGAAAACCAGCATCTATTATTTCTTTTATCAATGGTTTTAATTCATGAGAGGGAATAAACTTAGGCATCTGTAAAATATCCGATACAATATCTGATCGCTCTCGACGTGCAATTTCCCTATCAATAGCACTTCTTAAAGGCTCTCTCAAGTCGTCTAACGAAACAAGCCAATTAATATATTCTGATGGTAATTCTTCAATTTCTGTTCCTTTATATTTACCAAAAAGTATTTTCATTTTATTAAATGGTGAGGGCAGAGAGATTCGAACTCTCGGCCTGCGGATTAAAAGTCCGCTGCTCTACCTACTGAGCTATGCCCTCTTTTTTCCACCAAGAAATAATCTCAGATTGTTCTAAAGCCTTTCCAGGTTTAAAAGACACAATAAACCAACCATGTTTTGGATGGTAAATTGCTGAAACAGCGTCGCCATAACTAATATGATTTCCTAAAGCAATACTTACTTCGAGTGGCGGCACTCGAAAAAGATATTTTTCTTTGTATTCTGGACTAACTGCAAAATTTATTAATTCAATCGCTGTTATTTGGAGAATCATTTCCTTCTTCATCAGATTGAAGTGTTCTGATGGCTCGACATCCGTCCTTGGCTTCATAAGTTTCAATTTCGCCCCCATCAATAGCAACCTGAAGAAGACGCTTACGCTCTTCTCGATCGCGAGGCAAATTTGCCGAGCGCCATTCATTGATGAACATATTAGCGCCAACGTATCTATCTTTACCGAAATACTCTTCGGCTTCCATCAGAGCAGAAACCATGTTGTAATTCTTTTCTTCACCCTTGTTATCGTCGTGAGCGTATTCGTCATAAACTTCCGACAAATCAATATGGCCATATGCCATCTGTCGTAAACGACGCGATAGACCATGACCAGAAAATGTAGCAACCCAAGCTGGCTTGCCCAAATCTCTCAATGCTTCAAGCGCAGGGCTATGATCTGCATCGCCACTGCATAACACGGCAGTATCAAAAGCACTGATAGCTGCTTGGCGAATCATAATAGACACAAGTGATGTATCAACTGCTTTTTCTTCTGTATAGAAGTGTTCGTGGCCGCACTTATTGCACGCGACCTTTCGATTGCGGCGAGGAAATCTATACACGAAACAACCAGGCTGTGTCTCAAGGAAAGAAAGGAAATTCTCAAGACTGCCTTTCTGTTCTTCCTCGGCTGTTTCTTTCTTGTCGTCTCCATTTTCCATTGGTTCAATACCAGTGAAATAATGTAGACCAGTTAGAATGTCTCCCTTGACCGCACGAACCATTGATTCTGCCAAAGCATGAAAATTGATTTTGGTAGTCAAGCCACTGGCTCGCAAGCCTTCATAAAAGTTCTTGCCGTCCACGAAAATTGCAACCTTGCCATTACCATTAACCATTGGAACTCTCCGATCTTTTGGGTTTTGGGTTAGGTTCAACTAAAGTTAAAGACATTATACTCTTTCAATTGAAATTTTAATTCAATATTTTGCAACTACAGCCAAACCAAGTTCTATTAAAAGAGTATTTAAATTTCTTCTCGCTCTTTCATATGTGAAATGAACTTCAGCCAAATAACGACCATATTTTTCTTTCTTATCTTTCTCAGTTTCGATTTCTACTTGAGTGCTAATTGGAAGATACTTGCATAAAAAATCTACTGTCTCCATTCCTTTTTTATATTCCTCAGAATCTTTTTTTGTACTGTAAATTTCTGGAGCATTAATTCCTGACAAACGAAATCTTTCCTTAAAATGAATATTGAATCCCAAATCAACATCAAGATCGATTGTATCTCCGTCAACGATTCTGATAACTTCAGCAAAATATTTGTAAGCCACGATATCCTCCTGTTTGGAGAAATTATAACATATATTCTTGTCTATGAAACATTTTTAGGCATATTCCTAAATACTTCAACGAGAGGCTCTTCGCCTAAATGACTTTCAGATTCTAACTTCAATAAAACATTAGCAAACGTTTGAAACTCTCTTTTTTTATCTGGAAAATTCTCAGTTATACAATTAGATTCTTTCTTTAATTCTTCAACCAATGTATTTAAAAATAATTTTCTCAAACCTGCATTAGCTGATATTGAATAACATAAAGTAAATGGCACCACTAAATCTTTGTGTAATTTTCCTTCACCCATAATCGTTTCAAATTTACCTTCTTTAGAAAAATAGATTGCAGCTTCGCTACCTCTTATCTTTAAAAGCATATGAGACATAGTATTCTCCAAAAAAGAGCCCCAACGCCCAAGGGCTCTTGTCGAGGTTGTTTGGGATGGCGACCCATGCCCCTCAATTTAAAGAAAATCAGATTAAGCTACCGCAGCTTTAGCTTTGGTGATGTCCTTAATGGACTGCTTCGCAGCATCACTGAGTTTCGACACGGTTTTCTTTGCGGTCTTGACCTTCTTCTTGCCGCTCTTATTCTTCTTCCGCCAGTTAGCCCAATACGCCTTCATGCGAGCCGACTGCTCTTTACGCGACTTCGGCCCGCGCTTCTTATTCTTCGCCTTCGGGCCAGGCTTGCGGCCTCGCTTACCGGGCTTTGGCCCTCGCTTCTTGCCTTTGTTGGGCTTGCGGCCTCGCTTCTTGCCGGGAGCCACGGTTTCGCCACCCGCTAAAGATTCAAGCGTAGCGATTTGCTCATCAAGCATATCGCGCTCATTCTTCAGCTTTCCCAAAGACTCATTCAGAGTTGCTTGCACTGCTTCCAACATTTTCTTTTCTCCTTTTCTGCTGTTATAGATAACCGTTATTGCACATACTCATGCAATAACTGCGTGCCTCCAAGCAAATGAATCGGGGATTATCAATTTTTTGTTGAACGCAATCACCTGGATATGGCAAAAATTCATGACACTTCTCATAACATTGTTTTTCATTATACCTAATAATATCGCTATCGCGGTCAGTATGCATATCAATACATCGATCTTTTTCTTTATTGCATTTCGAAATCTTTTTTGTCTTTATGCATTCTTTAAAACTTCTATCACAAACCATCATAATTACTACATTGCTAATACAATAACCATAGAGCGCGGCGTTCGGCAATGCTCGTTGACCAAGAAACTCACAAACTAATTCCGGTTCATTAACCGAAGAAAATTCAAGATGAATGATTTCGTCTTCTTCTGCTTCTTCTTTCTCTACTGGATTACAACCAAAAATAGCCATCACAATAAAAGTCGCAAATAGAATTCGGTTCATTTTGACCTCCAGTATTAAGTTATATATACCATCTCGATTAAGATATCTACTATTTTTTATCATGCACCTGATTAATTAACTGATGCATTCGCTCATCAAAAATTGCGAAAACATTCTTAGCGTCACAGAGAACCGCCATAAAAGCCTTGAAAGGTACAAAGCAATCGTGTTCAACGCCATCAAACGAAAGACGCTGACGTATACCCTCGTTATTTAAAATGATTTCGGAAAGGAATCTACGACTGAAATCCAGAATCAAAACCTTATCATTCTTGAATTTCTCTGGAACAACGGCTTCTTTTTGAGGATCGACAAAGATTCTAACGAGTCCTGCGTTAAGCAATCCGTTAATAAATTCAACAGCATTAATTCTTTTTTCGCTCCTTCGCCGAAGAAGTTCATCGTCTGCGGTTGCTCGTTCATCATTTGCTGGCTGCCCATTTTGATCCTGCTTTCTTTCCTTAGATGGAAAGTTCAGGATTTTACATTCATCTGACATAATGCACAACTCCTTTTCGCACTATACTTATATACCAAATTTTGTTCTAAAATTCTAAAATTATTATCGCTGAAATCTTGGTGGATTAGTTTTAAAAAAAGCTAAAGCAAAACCACTTGGTGTAATTGATCGCTCAAATCCACGTTTCATATTTCTTATTTTACTACCCAATATTGGATCAGTTAATTTAATCTTGGGTTTCTTGAATTTTCCCCATAAACAAGTTTTCTTTGTCCATGGATCGCCAAAAGCACATGGATTGAATGTCATTTTAGGCGGCCCATAATATTTCGATAATCGGCCTATAGGATTTTCTAAACACCAAAATACAGGATTATATAACCAAACATATCGTAATACACAATCACATAATGCAAGAGAATCAAACAGCGCTTTATTTCCTTTCTGTTTCCACCATCGAGCGCCAGATAAACATAAATCCGTACAAGGAGGAGCAGCAATTATTCCATATATATTCTCTAAACCACACTTAATAGTGCGAACATCTATGCCGAATTCAAGATCAACTTGAATTACTCTACAACCAGCTTGTAGATATGGAGCAGACCATACACCACTACGGTCATAAAGAGAAAGAATAGTTGGTTTAGTTCGAGACAACTATTCCTCCAAAAATAATTTAATCCCAACTGCATTCTTGTCTGGATAAACTCTTTGTAATTTAACAACATTTTCTTCTGTTCGATATGGAATAATTGATTTCAACTGTACCATTTGTGAATGGACTTTTTCTCTTGCATCAACATCATCTACGGCGTCAAAACGAACTTTCAATGTTAATAGATAATTATTCATTATTTTTCTCCTCGATGCCATCAGGAACAATATTCCAACATAAATCAACTTTCGTAATCAAAAAATTTGTCATTAATTTCTCAACAGAATTTAAAAACATCACGATATTCTTATTTCTGCGAATCCCTCTTGCAGCAACTGTTCCTGTTAATTTACCTTGATATTCGTCTTCATCTGTTAAATGTTCTTTAATAATCATTACGGGCATCGCCATCTATGTCTCCTATTTTTTGTCGTGCATATCTATCGATCTAAGATCAAGAGCAACAATAATTAAAAATATAAAACCAACAATTGCTATTAAATCATCACAATTACAATTCTCAAACATTAATAAAATCCACATAATTTCAATACAACACCAGCGATAACAAAAAGTGCGCCGATTGTTCCATATATTTTTCGTTTATCGAGTGGTGGCGTCTCTGGTTGATTGCTCATTTTTCTTATCCTCGCATCTTTCTGTCGCCATACATTCACCGTAAGTTTGAGAACATGAACCTGGCTCATGTGGTTTAGCATTACAATATTGATACTTCTTGTAGCAATTAAATTCACAATTATCTCTTACTCTTTTAGTTTGTGCTTTATCTAATGCGCCCCAACAAGCGCATAATAGCATTGCCATTAAGCAAAGAATAATATTTAATGTTTTCATTTATTTACTTTAGCTTCATCGTATTCATCTGTCTTTAAAAGAAAAGTAATTGTATATTTAGATTCATAAACTGGAATAAGCACCAAAGTACGACAAATATCTTTATCAATACATAATCTACAGATGCCTTTCATATTCCAACTTAATTCGAATAGTTGACTATAACAATCTTCTTCGCCTAATTTATTCTTCATTTTTTTAATAATCCTCGTTTACCTAATTCCTTTATAGTTTCGTTCCAATAATGAGGCCGTCTAGTTTTCAAACCTTTGGTTCCCATCTCGCTATCTTTATTCTGAATCCATATTCTTATACTCTCTTCAATATATTCTCTCTTCTTCTTTTCCATTTCTTCGCGTTTGGCCTTAGATATTTTAGGTCTTAGTTCCATGAAAGTTTCTCAAAGTTTTTCTAGGTTTCGGCGCGGATTATTTTCTTTTATCTATATTATCTTATAGATTTCTATATTTTTACAAAGTTTTTTCCAGCCATAAATATTCACATATTTTTCTATATAAAATCAAACAACACATCATCTAATATCATATCTCTCTAACAAAGACTTTAATTCCTCATTTAATACAATACCAGAAACATTTCTGACCACAAGTGTATTCAGAGCATCAAACAACTCTGTCTCTCGTATCAAACACGCATCACGCTCTGCGCGCATACGATCCACTTCTTCTTCTAATCCCATGTCCTCGGCTTGTATCACCATATACGTCCTCAATTCATCAAACACTTCTTTCATTTTGTTCTCCAACAATGCCAACTTCTTTCCATGTGGCAATTCATTCCTTAACCCCGCTTCATCCATTCGCATAGCGCAACTCACAGCCGCTCCACAAGCCATACAAATTGAATGCCCATATTCATAAGCGCGGCCCATGCAATCATCAAACTTTCGCGGAGCCATTTTACCCTCACTTACATCCCAGCATTACTTCATCAACTGCTGCATAGACAACTTCAAATCCAGCGATTACGGCTGCGTGCCCCAAAATATCTTTATACTCTATTGGTACAATAACCACAGTAGGTTTCTCTACTTGTCTATATCTAAATTCATCTGCCGATTCAAGAATCTTGAGGGTTAATTGTCCTGCAAATTCTATCGCAGTAGCCATAACTGCTTTTCCATTTTCATCATATACAGTTCTATCTTCTGTCATTATCTCCACCATAAAGAAACATTTGGGATTGTATGAAGAGTTTGAACATCTAGTTCCTCATACAAAATCTTCAAGTCTCTTTCTGCCATACGTTTCGATATTCCAAACTTCTTCATTACTTGTTTCGTATTTATAGCTGCTTTCCTGCCTTTCGGCAAATTAGCATAAATCAAAGCCAACCGTATATATTTCTTCGAAGCAAGAGATTCAAGTGCAAAATAAAAATCTAAATCAGAATACATTACTTCTTCTCTTTCTTTGCGCTTCTACATTCAAGACACCATGACTGTGCGCCTCGATGAGTTTGTGTCTGTCGGCTCTCGGCTTCAGACTCACCAAAATCTTCTGGATATTTTTTATACACTACTTGTCCAGCTTTTCTACTACATTCGGGACACGACTTCAACCAATGGCTTTTACTTAAATCTGTCTCTTCTTTAAAACTATCCCCAAAATAAACTAACATCGCTTTCTCCTTATGGAGATGTTATATCTCCACTTTCTTTTTCAACAATGCCACTTCCAACTTCAAATCAGCAATTTCTTTATCTCTACCTGCTAATGCAGATTTATGATGCGCTTGCGCTATCATAAATTCTTTCATTATAATACCGCAAACTTCCATCATCTCGCTTGGTCTAATTTCTTTAATCTTCAAATGAAGAAGTATCGACTTCGCGGTCTGCATTCCATCAAAGATGGTTTCGCCAGCTTGTATCATTTTAATTTCCTTTACGCAATCGCGTTTGTAATTGTTTAATTACAATATTCACTTCATCTATTTGTCTTGCCATATCTTCACATCGCCCAATATATTTAGCCAACTCTTGCTGAGTGCCAGCAAGTTCATCACTTATTTGTTTATTCTGTTCATAAACAAATCCAGACACAACAGTTTCAAGATTAGCTTCTGCTGCTAGCTCATCAGGATACGGTCTATTACGATGACAGACATCCCAATGATGAACTGCGCTCCATAATTTTTCTATATTTTCTTTCGTTAACATCATATATTCCTCAAGGTTTCTACAGCACGTTTGATTTCGCGTAAATATTCTTCTTTTGAATCTATTTGGTGTTTTAAATCTTCTATGGCTTTTGCCGCAATATATCCAAGATGAATATGAGGATTACCTATCTTCGTTCCCTTCAATTCTTTCTTTGCCCAGGCACGTAAATCTTCCGCTATTATATATAGATCGTCTACTTCGGAATTATAAATATGTAACTTTTTCTTGATTGTCATATTGTTCCCTCGATTCCGAATTCGGGTAGGTTATCTCCCTCGATCGCTGACCACAGATGTAAAGCATACGAATGAATATTTACATGATTCCTTTCTTCAGGAAATATCATCAACGCTTTACGATTTGTTCCTATAAAGAATCTCTTAACCAAACACACTTCATTGTACGTTGGAAGTTTATCAGAATAAGCACACGAACAATGTATCCATGTTCGTCCATCGCCAAATTTATCGTCAACCGAAAGGATTACTTCTAGTCCGCTTGTATGACGATAAACAATAAATCCCTCTTGAGCATTACGACGATTCCAATCTTTCGGAATCTTTAACGGCGCATATTGATACGTCAACTTTACAGCATGTTGCCAATCTTCAGATGAGACTTCTGGAATTTTCATAATAGTTTGTCCCTGAGTTCCAATAATTCTTGAAAGACTCTTCGTATATTATCTTTGTAGTCTGAATATTGATTATATTTATCGTATCCAGAGCAACGATGAACTACAAGTTCTGCCAAATGATGAATAGCAGATGTTAATGCTTCTTTAGCTTCGCTTAGATGTCTGTCTGCTTCGCTCATTTCGTCACTCATTTCGTCTCCTTTAACTTTACAGTATTACAATCTGCATCTTTAAAAGGACACGGTTTATTTAAAGTGTCCAACTTTTTCTTTAAAACTATTACTTCATGTTCAGAATCGCGCCATGCGCTAATAGTCATTAAATAATCAGCAGCAGTCGCAATCATTAACCACGCTTGCTGATCGCATGGTGTGTCTTCAAATATTTGATAGAATATTAAAGCACGATTACGAAGTTCCCATAATTCATGCGTTGTGAAAGCTTTAGCTTCGAATCCTTTAGTTTCAACACAATGACCTTCATGCGTCATTACGTCTTTCATTTCTTTTCCTTCTTGGCTGGTAATGGTTTCTTATCTACTTTATTTATTCTTTTCTCAATTTCATAACAATCCAATTCATTCAGTGCATCTTTTACTTCATTCAGATCCAATCTAATAATGGGATCTGGAATATCTTTTGGATTATCACCTTCTTCTTCGCATTCTCTTTTGGCAATACACAACTGTTCTACGTCACGATAAGTGCTTCGTTCAATCCAGAAATAATACAACATATCGTCGTCATCATGTTCTGGATCATCAACCAATACATATTTCTTTAGAAGAACTTTCATTTCGTCTCCTTTAATCTCTGTATACCGATCTCTCTACATTTCTTTGCCACTGCACATAATTTACTACAAATCCGTTCCTTAGAATCATATAGCCCCAAATCGTAACAAACATAACCCATATAATCGACTGGAGTTGGGTATTTCCCTTGGCAGAATTTGCACGAGAGATAGCGTCCGTCCATGAATTTACGTTTGCTTCCGCAGAATTCGCAGTATTCATTCTTGAGTTGCTGAAATATTTTCAGACGCTCAAGTTTGGAAAGATGCGTGAACATCTGTATGAAATTATTGGAGAGATGCCGGTGTTGGTTTAACATACCTTGATTATACGATATTTCCGTAGATTAAATCTCTAAAAATTACGTGGTTGTGTGTAGCTCCTGGGAGAATGTTGGTTATGCATGATGTGAGAGATGTTATGCATATTGGAAGTGTAAAAATGGACCGCGAATTATTTGGGCACCTAGTTGTGCATTTTCCATGCCAGGCTACCATCCGTCCAGTCATACACTACGTGACCATACACTACTATGCATAACCATACAGTACATGGTATGCATAGCATTACCTGGTGTCGTTGTGTCATGTTTTGACCATATAATGCAACACAACACAATAACTATGTTTTGACCATACATTGCATCATATTGCATA